GAGCTCGTCAAAGCCGGAGCGTACGACTCGGTCAGCGTCGGCGCTGAACCTGTCAAGTTCAAGTTCGACAAGAACGGCACGATGATCGTCTCCAAGGCGCTCCTGCGTGAACTGTCACTAGTCGCGATTCCGGCTTTTTCTGAGGCCGTGATCGAAAACATCGCCGCTTCCTCGGCCGATCCAGAGGACGACGAGACCCAAACCCAAGACACCCCCGAGGAGGAAAAAGTGTCAGAAGAAATCAAGGCCGAGGCCGCACAAGCACCGGCAATCCACCCCGTACAGCCCATCGTCTACGCAACCGCCCGCAAGGAAATCCCGCTGCCTTCGGCCGCCGAATACCTCGCCGCGGCGATCGCTGGAGGCTCCGCATGGCATGACATGAGCGCCGCCCTTCGTGCAGCTGCACCCGATGTCGTCACGACCGACACTCCCGGCATCCTGCCTACCCCCATTGTCGGCCCGGTGTACAACAACTTCGTGGGCCGTCGCCCTGTCGTCGACGCGATCGGCGTGAAGGCAATGCCCGGAGGCGGCAAAGTGTTCATTCGCCCCGAGGTGACCACCCACACCTCGATGGCTGTGCAGTCGGCAGAGAACGCCGCGTTGCAGTCCGGCACGATGGTCGTGTTCAACAATCAGGTCACCAAGGCCGCCTACGGCGGGTACGTCACCATCTCCGAGCAGGACTTGGACTGGACCGACCCGAACGTGCTGTCGCTCGTCCTTGATGACATGGCCCGCATCTACGCCAACCAGACCGACGACGTTGCAGCCGACGCCCTCGTCACAGGTGCATCGGTGACGCAGAACTTCGCTACGGCATCGGTCGCCGACCCCGCCTACTGGGTTGAGTGGATCTACACCGCCGCATCGACGATCCTGTCGTCCAGCAACGGCAACCTCCCGACGCACTTGTTCATGGCTCCGAACCGTTGGGCTTCGCTCGGCAACCTCAGCGACACCGCTGACCGCCCGCTGTTCCCGCAGGTCGGCCCGATGAACGCCTACGGCGCACTCGCACCCGGAAGCACCGCAGGCAACGCCTTCGGCCTTCAGGTCGTCGTGGACCGCAACTTCGCGTCCGGCACACTTGTCGTCGGCGATGCCTCCGGCTTCGAAATCTTCGAGCAGCAGAAGGGCGCAATCTCGATCGACAACCCGTCGACGATTTCGCGCACGATCGCATGGCGCGGCTACTTCGCCACCCTGATGATCGACAACTCGAAGTTCATCAAGGCCGCGTTCGTCTGATCCTGACTGACTGACTGAGAGGGCTGCACCATGGCAACATTCACCATCACTCACGCGATGAGGCTGGATGGCTACGCCGTGGTGCAGACCCTCGAAGCCACAGAAATCGGCATCGGTCAAACGATCACGATCGCCGGGGCGACCGACAGCACCTTCAACGGCACGTTCACCGTGCTCGCCGTTCCCGTCTACAGGTACGACGGCATCGACTCCGAAGGCGACTTCCTCTACGAATACGACGACCTCATCCCTAACCAGTTGTTGTTCGCGGACGCCGGAAACGACGTTGCCCGCGGCAGCTCAGCCGGGACGATCACTTGGACCCAAACCTGCACATGGATCACCAAATCAGCCGTCGAAATCGCATTGGGCTACGCCCCCGCCGGAGACGACGCCACCTACCTGACGACGTGCACCGCGGCGGCCAACGCTTTCGCTTTCCGTCGACGTAAAGCGGCCGGATACTTCGATTCGTTGACGACTTCGCCGTCTGGGGACGTCACGCTGGGCACCACCCTCTACGCGATGGCCCTGTACAGGGAACGCGGCTCGGTTGACTCGTTCGCGTCGTTCCAAGACATGACCATCACCGCCGCGCCCGGCACGATGGGACAGATCATGCGCCTACTCGGTGTGAACCGTAGTCAGGTGGCGTGAGGTGCCAGCCACCGGGATCTTTGCGGAGGCACGGTCCGCGATCGTCAACACTTTGACGGGTCTCGGCTTGGCTGCCATCACCGACCCACGAAACCTCCGGCCGCGCTCCGTTCTCGTCGACCCGCCGACCTTCACCGCGTTCACCTACAACGTGGGCGACATCGAGTTCACCCTCCGGATCGTCGCCGCCCCACCCGGCAACCAAGACGCCGAGGACTACCTCATCACGACCGCCGACACCATCATGAACTCGGCCCTATCCGTCACAAGCGGCAGGCCGACCCTCACCGATATCGGCGGGCAGACCCTTCCCTCATACGACATCACCGTCGCCGTAGCCGTGCGGCGCAACTAAAGGAGACCCCATGGCAACTGTGACATTCCTCAGCAACGCCACCATCAACATCACCCAAGGCGCAACCACCTACGACCTGAGCGCAGAATCCAACACCTGCACCCTCACCGTCGGCACCGACGCCCTCGAAACCACAAGCTTCGGCGACACCGGGCGCACCTACACCGCGGGCCTCCAGTCCGTCGAGGTGGCCATCACGATGTTCCTCGCTTACGGAGGCTCCGGCGCAACCGCCGAAGTCGAAACCGCCCTCGCCGCAATGGTTGGCAAGTCCTCGACGCTTGTTATCAGCCCGTCCGGGACAACCGAGTCGGCATCGAACCCCGAGTACACGATCACCGGCGCGTTCTTGCAGTCGTTCACCCCGATCAACTCGACAGTCGGCGAACTCGCCATGGTTGACGTCACCTTCACCGGTGGCACTTGGGCCCGCGACATCACCGCCCCATAACCGAATCCCTAACCGTGCCTTAGGAGGACACCATGAAAATCACCCTTGCCGTAGACACCGGAACCGGACCCGTCCAAGTGACGACCTCGTTCTGGAACGTCATCGAATGGGAACGCAAAACCAAAAAGACCGCTGGAAGCCTCGCCCAAGGCATCGGCGCGGAAGACCTCACGTTCCTTGCGTGGGCCGCGTCAAAATCCAGCGGCATCCCGGTCCCGCCCACGTTTGACGACTACGCCAAAAAAGTGATCTCCCTAGAGGTGGTCACCCAAGAAGACGCAAACCCTACCCCCGAGGGACATACAGCCGCGGACTAGCAGAACTGCTCGTCGCCACCGGCTTTTGGCCCTCCGAAATCCCATTCACCGCAAAAGACCTCAACACCGCCGTCGAGGTGCTGAACAAGTCCAGAAAGGAACGCCGATGACAGCCCGAGCCAACATCGAAGTCGTCGGCGCTCAGGACGCAATCAAAGCACTACGCAAAATCGACCCCGAACTGCGGAAGCAGTTCAACCGCGACGTCAAAGAAATCACCGCGCCCATCATCGACCAAGCAAAAAAGGACTACCCGCCCGAATCATCCGTCCCGTCCGGAGTGCTCCGCAACTGGACCCAACGCGGCGGCCTGAAGTTCCCATACACCGCGGCAGCTGCACGTCGAGGACTGAAAGCGAAAATCGACACCTCTCGCAAAGCCCGAAGTGTGATCCGTGTCCAACAGACGAACCCCGCCGCGGTCATCATGGAAGTCGCCGGACGCAGATCACCGAACCCGCTGGGGCAAGCCTTCGACGACACAATCGGCACCGCATCCCGGATCTTGTGGCCCGCCGCTGAAAAGCAAATGCCGAAGGTTGAAAAAGAGATGGAAGCCGCGGTCCGAAAAGTGATGAGAACTGTCAGTCAGGAGGCCCGCTAGTGGCAATCAACATTCCCATCATTTCCGAGTTCGACGGCAAAGGCGTCTCCAAGGCGATCAAAGAGTTCAAGCAACTCGAAACCGCTGGGGAGAAAGCCCAGTTCGCCATCAAGAAAGCCGCGATCCCAGCCGCCGCCGCGCTCGGTGGTCTTGCCGTTGCCGGGTACTCGGCAGCCAAGGCCGCCATGGAGGATCAAAAGAGCTCGGCTGAACTCGCCCGACAGCTCAGGATCTCGACGCAGGCGACCGACGACCAAGTGGCCGCCACCGAAGACCTGATCGGCAAAATGACGCTGGCCACCGGCGTCGCCGACACCGAACTCCGCACCGCCTACGCAAACCTCGCCCGGTCGACCGGCTCAGCTGAAGAATCCCAACGCCTGCTCAACCTCTCGCTGGACATCGCTGCGGCCACAGGCAAAGACCTCACCACCGTTTCCACAGCTCTCGGCAAGGCTTACAACGGGCAAGAATCAGCCCTCGCCAAACTCGACCCATCCATGAAAGGTCTGATCGAGGCCGGAGCATCAGCCGACGAAATCTTCAACACCATGGCCCAAACCTTCGGAGGCGCGGCGGCCGACGCCGCGAACACCGCCGAAGGGCGATTCAAGCGAATGGGTGTCGCAATCGGCGAAGCCCAAGAATCCATCGGCATGGCCCTCCTCCCGATTATCGAGGAACTGCTTCCCTATCTGGAACGCCTCGCCACATGGGTCGGCGAAAACACCGACCTAGTCGTCGTCCTCGGAGCCAGCATTGGCGGGCTTGCCGCCGCCGTGATCTCCATCAACGCCGCCATGAAAGTGTTCACAGCCGTTCAGACGGCCGCCACAGCCGCTCAGACGCTTTTCAACGCCGCGGCCGCCGCAAACCCTTACATTCTGATCGCGGCCGCTGTAGTGGCCGCTACGACCGCCATATTCGTGTTCCGTAAGCAGATCGCCCAAACCGTAAAAGACTTCGACGATTTCTTTGAGCGTTTCGGAATCCTCGGAGAACTCGCTGGGGCCGCAGGCAAACTCTCAATCCCCGGGCTGGGCGCGATCGGCTCGATCGGCTCGCTCTTGAACAAGATCCCCGGACTCGCTGACGGCGGCATTGTGCGCGGCCCAACTCTTGCCATGATCGGCGAAGCAGGACCGGAGGCTGTCGTCCCGCTGGACCGGATGGGCGGCATGGGCGGCGGCGTCACCATCAACGTCCACGGCGGCGACCCCAACAGCGTCGTCGACGCCCTGCGGACCTATATGCGCCAGAACGGGTCGGTCCCCATCCGAGTCGGGAACGCCTACTAATGAACGTCATTTTCAGGTTTTACAAAGTCATCGGCGGCGTAGAAACCGAAATCCCC